CCTCAACACCGACATCATTGCACCGCGCCTCATGCCTGAGCTGGCAATGGTAGAACAGACAGCATCAAATATCCGCATGAAGCTGACAGGGCCGGATGACCGACTGTCCAGGCTTTTGATACGGTCGCCACGGGGCCGCAATCTGCTAAAATCGAATCCAATACCCGAGCCACGGCGCATAGTCTCTGCAGCTTCTGTAGCCCGCAGCATGATGCTGTCCATGCTGTCCTCGATGACCCCGGAAACCATGCAATTATACGCCGTGGTCTCTCTTGTTGACCCCATGGCGTTCTGTACACGGCCAGCTGGCAGGAACCTCTGCTCCCGCAGAATATCCTTGAAATCATCAAAGTGTTGGTCGTCGTCTTTTAGCGCGTTAGCAATGCGGACGACTTTTCCATAAAAATCTTCACCGGTCTGTCTATACTTGATAGTGTCGATCTCATCGGCCAAGCGCGTCTGTGGCCCATAATTTGGGCGGTTTTTTATGTGTGTCATAGGTAATCTCCTCGGACAGTTAGAATAAGAACAAATAGAGAACAGAGTCAAATGAAAAAAAAGGCCAGGGTTATCCCCTGACCTCTTCAATCAGTCTGTTCAGATACCATTGCAGCTTGAGCAAATCCTGCTCTGGCTTACCTTTCAGGTTAAACCGCCAGAGATATTTTAGGCAGTTGCCCTGCAGATAATACTTAAACCCATCACCTAGCGCGGCTTGGATCGCATCGATACACTCAATCGCATCATCAGCTGCATAATGTGGCGGTGAGTTTACAAGGTCAGGCTCCAGGGACTCACGTTCAGCCTGGAATACGCCATGCTTAAACCGGTTGTCACTTTCGTAACCTGTGTCCGCGATAGCATCAAGAACATCATTCCATTCGTTTACTCTGGTTGCCATAGCCTTACTTTGCCCTCCTCAGCAGACCAGTCCGTCCAGCGCAATATGCGGGCAAGGCGGGCCTGTTTAATTGCATCATCACGGGTCTGCCCCGCTTTGATGTATGCTTGTTCAACAGCTCCCCAGCTGGGCCGGGGGCCGAGTATCTTTTGTGCTGTTTTAGGCCCGCAGCCTTTCAAACCGGGATAATTGTCAACCTGGTCGCCGCAAAGGACCTGCGTGTAAAACCAGGCGTCTGCCTCAGCTTCTGAGATGTCCAGCTGCTCACCTGATGTGGGCCTGTATAGCTTTCCCGGTATTTGAGCCAGATCCTTATCATCACTTACGATGATGGTTTTGCCCTTGTTATGTTCCATCGTCTGAAGGATGCCTAGAACGTCGTCTGCCTCAAGATTTGGCTTGATAACGCTCGGGTATGTCTCTTTGACCCAGTCACATAGCGCGGCATAGCCGACCGGCTTGCGGGTGCCCTTGCGGTTGCCTTTGTAGCTCGGGTCCACTTCCTTACGGAAATTGCCGGTATGATCCGACAAACAACACTTCACCTCTTTGACCTTCAGCGTCTCACAGACTTTATCGATCTGATTTCGAAATGCTGCCTTCGCGTCTTTCAGGTCAGTGTAAAGAGACCAGATTTGGTCTCCCCAATGTATTTCTGTCTCTGCAGCTGTCGCAGCGCGGTACATGAAAATGTCAGCATCAATCAGTAAACGCATCTTCAAACCCCTGCATCCAGATTAAGCCATCCTCAGTCACCATCCAGCGATTGCCATATAGCTCGTCTTCCAGCCTTGTTGTCAGTAGGCCCTCACAAGCGCAGACGGCAATTATTTCAGCTGCTTTGCGGGCAATGTCAGATTTGCAGGTGAACGGAGCCACCCTTGCCCGCTGCAAAAGCGAATAGATAGCGACAATCGGGCCTAACTCTTCCATCTCTTCATCAGTGAGTTGCAGCCCAGTTTTGTCCAACTGCGGCTTCTGCGTTGATTGGGAGTCGGAATTTAAAACTTTCCCCTGCTTCTCTCGCACACCGTCCAGATATATCACAGACATCTTGTTCATAACCCTTTCTGACCGCAATCTGGCACTCATCATGAATCCACCCGACTATGTATGCCGGGATGTTCTGTTGCCTGATGTTTTGGTCGATTAATTCTAGCCAACGCTTACAGATCAGCGCACCCGCAGACTGCAGGAGCGTGTTAAGCGCGGCGTGTTCACTTCGGATGTACAGCTTCCGCCCGTCCAGACCGGTGAGATAGCCTTTAGACTTCATCACAGCCTTCACGTTGCGAACCAGATTTGCATAGGCGGGCGTATTCCGCATAAAGCGGTCACGCATCGCCCTGCCCTCAGCTGGGCCTTTGCCTATCACCTCACCCAAGCGACGGTCACCCCCGCCATAGATAAGGCAATACGCTGCTACCTTCGATTCTGACCTGCTGGTCAAACCGAAGCTGTGCATATTGGCTGTATGGATATCGCCGTTCAGGACCTCATCAGCATAAGCATCATCACGCATATAATGCGCTAGACACCGCAGCTCCAACCCGGACAAGTCCGAGCCGACTAGGACATGGTCATCAGGCACTGTAAACAGCTCACGGCACTCTTTACCGAACTCTGCCCGCGCCGACGGCACCTGAGCAAGGTTTGGGTTGTGATGCGTAGCACGGCCGGTCACGGCACCGTTGGGATTGATAGAATGATACAGCTTGCCGTTGTCAGCCAGTTTTAACCAGGCATTGTTGCCCTCAGCTAACTGCCCCAGCCTCTTCTGCAGCATGAATGACCGTGCCAATTTCTGCGCCTCTGGATAGTCCAGGGTGCCTAGCGTGGTCTCATCAATCTTAGCGTCACCAGATGGCGTGAACTCTTTGGGCTTCCAGTCATATTTTTTACGCAGACAAAATTCGATGTGCTTCCGACTGTTGGGATTGAAATCGACTGTCTTTGTCTTGATGAAAGGTTCGCCTTTCACATAGCCCAGTTTGCTGTTGTTGACCTTAGGGATAAATTCCTCTTCAACAACCCAGGGCGGAAACAAGTCCCGCAGCTCACTTGCTAGCTTTAGCTTTTCTGCTGCCAGCTGGCCATATAGCTCACTTGCTTTGTCGGTGTCGAACGTCCAGCCAGCAGTGCCAATGCGATAGCATAGCTCAGCAATCCGGTGTTCAAACTCAATGCTCTCTTGCGACCATTCATCAGGGGCTAACGCTTCCCAGATTTTATAGGTCACGAACGTGTCCTGAACCATATAGCTGTGCATGTCTTCCGACCACACAGACCAATCAGCATCTTTACCAAAATCACCTTTATGGACGCCAAGGCGCAGCCCCCACGCTTCCAGGCTGTGTGAGCCATAAAGACGCTTGGGCAGTGCCTTAGCTGTTGTCCATTGGGTGCTGAAGTCTTCGTTCTTCAAGTCCGCTCTGATCAACCGGGACAGCACCAGGGTGTCTACCACCTTGATGCCGTCCGTGTTGAAATCAGGATGCAGTTTCTTGATGCACGGCAGGTCAAATGCCAGCACATTGTGCCCGCAAAGGGTGTCTGCCTGTTGAAGATAGGCCAAACCTTCCTGTATCTCGCCTGGTCTGAACGATTTGACCTGGTCGGGATTGTCCATGTCGCGGGCTGCGATACAGTGAATTTTGGTTGCTTGGGGTATCAGGCCGTCCGTTTCAATATCGAAACAGAGGCGCATAAGGCTTAGCGCAGGTCGCCCTTGCCTTTAATCACTCCGCGACGCCGACGCCCGCTGAGTTTTTCGATGTTCATGTGTGCCACTTCTTCAAGTGAATACCCCAGATCATTTACCAGGGCAGCGATGTACCAAAGGCAATCACCACATTCTGATGCGATGTCGCGGGCAGTCTCATAGTCGAGCTGCTCATAAACATCATCACTGGTCCAGTCGATGCCCTCATCTCGCATCAGCTTCTTTACCTTGTTGGCTATTTCACCAGCTTCACCTGCCAGGCCCATAGCCGGGTAAAAGATGTCATTGAACCCGAACCGGTTGTAAATGGCGAAGTCCATTGCCTGGTCCATGTAGCCGTCGAGGGTCATTTCATCATGACCGCCATCAAACAGCTCGTCCCAGTCATCAGTCATCCAGTTTTTCTGTTTGCTCATGCATAGTCCCCTTTGATCTGCCGTGTACGGAAAAAGCCTTCAAAGCGCGGGTTCAGCTTATGAAACAGCCGTGCATAGTATGGCCCATGATTGTTATTGATTTTGAAGCCGGTGTTATCATCAGTCTCAATCGACAGATGCCAGCGCACACGCTCCAGCAAGGCTTGCATCCCGTAATGGCCATAACCGGCCTTCATTACCTGAAACGCAAACTTCTCGATCAGCGCGTACACATGAGGATTGCTGTCGTGAAACTCTTGAAACTTTGCTTCATTATCATTGATTGCTGTCATCATCAGATGTGTCTCCTTGGCCCGCGGCCTCTTGAAGTAATGCCATATCCGCCTCTAACAGGCGGCCAGTCTGGCGGTTGTAATGAACCGTCCCGGCGTGGCCCGTCTGACCAGTCCGGCGGTTCTTGAGCACGACCAAATGCCGGAAGTCCCCGTCGGGGTCTTCTGGGTCAACCTGCATACCGATACAGGTGTCCGACAATTGAGCGATTGCGTGGCTGCCACGGAGCTGCGACAGCCTGACTGCTGATCCTGCCTCATGCCCACGGTCACCCTCCGGGCGGCGCAGGTGCG